AAATATACTACAACCTATAAGAGACTTTTATGGTATGCCATTGTCCGTGAGCTCTGGATATCGGTCCGCGAAACTTTGTGAAGCTGTAGGTTCTTCATCTAAAAGTCAGCATACTAAAGGTCAAGCAGCAGATTTTGAGATATTTGGTATAGCTAACAAAGAATTAGCTGATTGGATTACATCTAATCTTGAATATGATCAATGTATATTAGAATTTTGGAATGAGAGTGAACCTAATTCTGGATGGGTACATTGCAGTTATTCAACAATTGGTAATAGGAAGCAGTACTTGAAGGCACAGAAGGTAAGTGGTAAAATTGTCTATTCACCAATGGAGTAGAAATGCCAATAGGAAGATCACAAATACCACAACAAATAGAAGGCAAAATACGAGGTGCAAAGCCATCAAGAGCTATGCTTAAATCTAAAAGAAGAAAGAAAAAATAATGGGTAAACTTTGCCCAAGAGGAAAAGCTGCGGCTAAAGCAAAATTTAAAGTGTACCCGAGCGCGTACGCGAACATGTATGCGAGCGCAGTATGTTCAGGTAAAATTGTACCTGGTGGTAAAAAAAAGAAAATGAGTGGTGGCAGTATTTCACAAGAAAGAAAAGCAGTATCTAACTATAAACAAGGTGGAGTTGCTAAAGGTTGTGGAGCTGTAATGGAAAATAGAAGAAAAAAAACTAAAAAATATTAATATGAGTTTACGTAAATGGGTTGCAGAAAAATGGGTAGATATTGGAACTAAACGTAAAGATGGTTCCTTCGCTCCTTGTGGAAGATCTGGAGGAGAAAAAAGAAAAGGATACCCAAAATGTGTTCCTTTAGCTAAAGCTAGATCAATGTCAGAAGGTCAAAGACGTTCTGCAGTTGCAAGAAAAAGAGCAGCAGGAAACACTGGTCCTAAACCTACAAATGTTAAAACATTTGCAAGTGAAGGTGCTTACATAGGTAAATTTATAAGTGGAGAGTTTGATGGAGTAAAACATTCAAATGAATCTAAAGTAGATTATTATGGAGATTTATTAAAATAATGGTTAAGCCTAAGATAATTTTAGATATAGCAGAAAAAGCTTTTCCCAAAGCATCTCAAAAAGTTAAAACTTTTTTTAAAAAAACATATGATGATATGCGTATTGATATGTCAGAAGATTCTGCATTTGAAGCAGCTAAAAAAGAAACAAGAGATAAAATTAAGATAGAACCAGAGACTAAATTTAAAGGTGGTTCTATTAAAAAGAAAGTTAATAAAATGTTTGTTGGAGGAATACCAGATCCTAGCACAATCGTATCCAAACTTTCAGCAGCTTCACCACAAGATTATATTGACTATAAAACCAATACTGGAAGCCAAACTTCTGCAGAACCCGAAGAAAGAACTGGATATAAAGCAACAGAATTTAAGACTACAGTAGAGGAAAAACCAACAGAAAAAAGTAAAGGTGGTTTAATTTATTCTAAACCACATCAGAAAAAATACTACGGAGATTTAATATAAATGGCTACATCAGGATTAACAACATTTAATTTATCTATTGATGAGATTATAGAAGAATCTTATGAAAGAATAGGTATTAGATCTAATTCTGGCTATGACATTAAATCAGCTAGAAGAAGTCTAAATATATTGTTTTCTGAATGGGGTAATAGAGGAGTTCATCTTTGGAAAGTTAAATTATTTGATCAAACATTAACAACAGGTCAAGCAGAGTATACTACACCTAGTGATTGTAGTGATGTTTTAGAAGCTTATGTGTCTACTTCTGGTGGTACACCAGGTGAATCTACAAGCGATTTATCTTTAACTAAAATAGATAGATCTATGTACGCTTCTTTACCTAATAAAGGACAAACTGGTCAACCATCACAATACTATGTGGATAGACAAATAGATCCTATTATTTATCTTTATCAAGTTCCAAATAGAATTCAATATACACATTTAAAATATTATTATATTTCAAGAATTGAAGATGCAGGTGCTTACACTAATGATGCTAATCTTCCTTATAGATTTATACCATGTATGGTTTCAGGACTTGCTTATTATCTAGCACAAAAAAGATCACCTGAAAGAATTGATTTATTAAAAATGGCTTATGAAGATGAAATGAAACGAGCTTTGGATGAAGATGGACAAAGAACTAGTTTATACATATCGCCACAAACTTATTTTCCACAAGGATAATTTATGCCAGTATTTGCTAAAGGTAAAAGATCATTATCAATATCAGATAGATCTGGTATGCAATTTCCTTATCTTGAAATGGTTAGAGAATGGAATGGATCATGGGTGCATTTTTCAGAATTTGAAGCAAAGCAACCACAGTTAGATATTAAGTCTCCAGGTGGAGATGCTCAAGCATTACAATTTACAAGACCAGATGTAAGACCTGGTGGTGGTTGTGATGTATTATTAGATTTATATTATTGGCCAGGACAATATGTTTCAAATGGAATGCAGCCAGGTATAAGTGGAGATATTATTAATACAAGAAGAGCAGCTTACACAGGTGTAGGTGAAGTAACTATTGACATAACATAAAATGACATACGCAGAGTTAGTACAAAAAATTAGAGATTATACAGAAGTAGGTTCTGAAGTTTTAACATCTACTATTGTAAATGGTTTTATTAGAGATGCTGAATTTAAAATATTTAGAGAAGCAGATGCAGACTACGCGCGCGAGTACGCGACATCTACATTTACAGCTAACAATAAATATTTAGCATTACCTAATTCTTCTGGCTCATCTGGTACAAATACAGATAGAAGAGCATTAATTGTTCGTTCTGTTGTTGCTACAAATACATCAGGTATCCAAGTTTCGTTGGAACCGAGAGATGACACATTTATAACAGAATATAATTCATCGGGATCTGTTGGTTTTCCTAAGTATTATGCTACATTTAGAGAAAACGCTATTGAAGTAGCTCCTACACCAAGTTCAGCTTTTAGAGTAGAATTAGATTATATCTACACTCCGGATGGTTTAAGTCCGACAAATACAGAAACTTATATTTCTGTTAATGCACCAGAATTATTATTATATGCTTGTTTAGTAGAAGCTTTTGCATATTTAAAAGGACCCATGGATATGTACAAACTGTATCAAGAGAAGTATAATATGGCATTACAAGGATTTACGTTAGAACAAACAGGTCGAAGACGTAGAGACGAGTATCAAGATGGAACGTTACGAATAAAAGTACCGTCACCATCACCATAATAAATTTATAGGAGAATAATTATGACATTAAGTATAGACCAAGCGGTTTGTAATAGTTTCAAAGCACAACTGTTAGATGGAGATCACGATTTTTCAGCAGCAGGTGGAGATGTTTTTAAATTAGCACTTTATCAATCAAACGCAGTATTAAATGCAACAACTACAGTTTTCACTTCAACAAATGAAGTAGGAAATACTGGAACATATGTTTCTGGTGGTGGAGTGTTGCAAGGACAAACAGTTTCATTAGATGGTTCAGTAGGAATAGTAGATTTCGCAGATTTATCTTTTACAGGAGTTACACTAAGTGCATTGGGTGCAGTAATTTACAATACTTCATTCGGTAGTAATGCAGCAGTGTGTGTATTAGATTTCGGTGCTGTTAAAACTGCAACATCAGGAACATTTACAATTTTATTTCCAGCGTTTACATCAGCAGCAGCTATTTTAAGAATCGCTTAATTTTAGGAGGGCCAAGTGGCAGATATTACAGTAGAAGTATCGTCACCTGGCCTAACAGCCTACGGAGCAGGTACGTGGAGCTCTTTATCTTTTGGTGGCGATAATGTCACAAATGTTTCTATTGGTTCAGTAGATGCTTTTAATTCTGAGGGTTGGGGAAGATTAACTTGGAGTTCATTAGTTTGGGGACAAGATTTTGAAAGTGTAACAGTATCTGTTACAACACCTGGCACACCTACAACTTGGGGACAATCTACATACGGAAATTATTCTTGGGGACAAATTACTGGTGCTCAAATAGAGACAGGTGAAGAATTAACTGAAGCAGGGGCTAGTGTAATTCTATCTACAAATTTATTAAATTTAACTGTTGATGCAGTTTCTGCTCAAGCAAATTTTGTAATTGAAGCTACTGGACTTGAAGTAAATTCAACTGTTAATTCTGTTTTTGCTGGAGAAAATGTAATTGTAGAAGTTACAACTCCTGGTGCTCCAACAACATGGGGACAAGGATCTTTTGGACAGTATGCTTGGAATCAAATTACTGGCTCTTCTGCTGATTTAGGTGAAGAAACAATTGAAGGTACAGGATCTCTTAATTTAACAGGAGTTCAATCAAATACTTCAACAGGCACACTTTCACTAATAGGAGATGCAAATGTAACAGCATCTACAAACTTATTAAATGTAGCAGTAGCTTCAGTATCAACTAAATTAGATGTTGATG